GACCATTTGTTTAACGCTGCTCCATAGGTGGTTGTTGTTATCTCTTCAGTTATATCCTGAGTTGTAGTTGTAGTACTATTCATTGACCCTTGGGTGAAGTTGGGTTGTACTAATTCAGCTCTTACTACCGTGGGTGATACCAGTAGGAGAAGTAAAAGCCATTTCTTCATGTTTCTTTCTTTTTAGCCATTGGACAGTCTACGGTTGAGGGTTTGCCATTGCCATTCTTGTTGCCAGTGGTCAAACCAAATGTTGCAAGTGCTCCCGTAAAGACACTGGCAACGAAAGTGATATCTGAGTTTCCAGCCTTTTTAATCATTGGTAACTCGACATAATTCATAGTGATGATGAAACCAGACCAGACGACTACTCCGAGCCTCACGAATGTTCCAAGCACCTCTATTTGATGTTCTTTATCCTCTACAGCATCTTTTAGCTTTCCAAGGACTCCTTTTTTTTCAGGCGGTTTTTCTTCCATTTATCTACTTTTTTCTGTAGGAACTTTTGGATTTGTTTCTTTATCTTGTCAAATAAAGGAGTAGCAAGGGTGGTAGTAGCTACAGCTGCAACAGCTGCATAAGTAGCCGTTGCGACTACTTCAGCTGAAGGTAAGGGTAGATCTATTTTTACAACTGGAACTCGAAGAGTTGGTTGTTCAGTTGTAGCAGTTTCAGTATCTGTTTCCTCTGGTACTTCCTCCAGCTCTACTCCCTTGGGAGCTTCCAAGTTTTGAGGAGGAATAACAATTGGAGGAAACACTGGCATCTCTGCTGACGGTTGCTTTAGAGGGATGCTAGGCATGTCTAAAGCTTTAGGGAGACTAGGAACCTTCACCTAGCTCCAAGGCTTACCTACACCTGTTGTTGGAGTCTTCTGCTCATTAACGCCGTTCTCTACAGCAGCTTCAATAGCCGCTACAGTACCAGCTTTATCAGCATCTAGCTTTGCCTTAACCCAACTGAGAACTTGAGTTTCAGTAAGGTCAGCATAAGGAACAAGAGTATCAGGCTTAGGAAGATCAACTTCACCTGTAGCTCTAAATTTATAAGTGCCATCTTCACCGTTAACACGATAGATAACTTTTGATACATACCCGTCTGCTAGTTCACGCTGAAGGGTGTTTACTTGCCAAGTTTTTGTTGCCATTGTTGTTTGTTTTTAATAAGTTTGTTTTTATGGACGAGCTACTGCCATGTAGAACCATTTACTGCCAGAGTAGTTTAAGTCTCCTTTAACTGTAAAACCAGCACTATAGTTATTAACTACTCTTGAAGCACCTTCCATTGTATTTTCTCTATTTAATCTCATCATATCACTATTATTTGAATTCCAACCTTGTTCAGTATTACCTATCCACCAACTTGCTTCACCACCGCCACCACCGTTATAGCGTTTGACTAATATAAATGCACAGCCGTTTGAAAATCCACAGTTAATAGATTGTTGAGAATAACCAGTTCCGTTGTAAACTCCTATTTTCATTACCCCGTCAACTTGTTTCCAAAGGTACATCTGTTGACCATTATTCCATGGAGCATTAGTCCATTTGTATTGGTTAGCGTTTGTAGATCCTCTAAGATATACTTCTGTAGCTGTTGGATCTGATGTCGCCCAACCGTGAGTTTGCATGTCATATCCAGATTTATTAAGATTATCACTACCCGTTCTTGTTCCAATGTTTAAAGTAGCATTCCAAGAATTATTAGCTAACATTGGTATTGCACAAAGCATATTAGTACCAGCATTATTCTTAAACCAGATCATATCTGGTACAACACCTAACTCATGGGAAATAGTTTGGCTAGTATGAATACCGTTATAAGCTTGGATATCTAGATAACCATAAGCTCTAGGAAACATATTTCCAATATGATATTGGTTATAACCTGTACCAAATCCAAAGTTGGAACCGAAATCAAAGCCAGTATCTGTACCCCATGCATCATCTTTATTGGTAGGCATTTCTCTACCATGTATTAATCTTGATCCCCATTTCCAATCATTGGAACTGTTATGACGTTTTTCAAACATTAAATCAACAGTTCTATTTCTATCAGTCATACCAGTCGGTACAGCAAAGCTACCCTTGGGGTTGTTGCTTATACTTGCTGATGATGCTGTAACAGAAGCGTATGCTTCAGCGGCTGTAGTAATAGGCTTCTGACCCATCCTTCTTATAGCCATGTAGACATACTTTTGATTATTCTGGTTTAAATTGGAAAACACTTTAATACCAGAGTTGTAAATCCAACTATAATGACGACTACCTATAGCACCTTGGTTAGTATTTGAATATTTGTTTATTCTATTAAATCTATCTTCAATTCCATCATCTTGACCACCCCATTTATTGATAGTGTTCTGCATCATCCAATCTCCTGTTGTATCTGGAGCTTTATACAAACAGAAAGAAGGTTCAAATCCAACATCTACAGTTAATGGGCTATCTCTATTTGAAGATCCATTACCTGTGTATGTACCACATTTAATAATAGCCTCATCTTTGTCTTCACCCCAACTAGCATCAGAGCCATCAGACCATATAAAGGCTATGTATTCCTTATTATTACCATTAATAGAAGAGTTATTACCTAACCCAAATGTTGAACTTGTAAAACCAGAAAGGTACCAATCGTTATTACCAGAATTTTGTAGAGCATTGCTATTAGATAGATTCATCCAATGACCATTGCCAGTAACAGCATCTTTGTGATAGCAGAACCACGCATGATCACCATCAGTACGCTTGATCCACATTTGACCAATATTCGTACCAAGACCATGGCTTATGGTCCTCTGAGTTTCGTTTCCACTGTAGGTAACAATATCGAAAAAGCCTTTCTCTGCTTTAAAGAAATGAGCTAGATATCTACTACCATTTTGATTGACAACGTTATTATTATTTATTGTCATTCCTGTACTGGTTAAAGTACAGAAGCTGTCAGAAGTTACATATCCTGTTGAAAATGTACCTCTTAAACTTTTACTAGAACCATTACTGTTTTTGGCTTCAGTTGAAAAGATATAAGGATCATGCTCACCTGTACTAGCAACGATGAATACCATACCCTTACCGTCAGTAAAGTCGATTCCGTTGTTTATGGTACGGCTACTCTGACCGTCACCTTCGTAATGTGATGTACTCCAATAATCTTCAATATATTTAGGATCTGTTTTACCACCAGCACCAAGCAACATTTGTTGTATAGTCATCAGCTCAACCCCGCACCTGAGATGTAGCAGGAAGTTCCATTGTTAAACCAGATAGTAGCCATTCCTCTTCCAGCTAAAGTCCTATTACCTGTAGAAGCATCAGCAGCGTTATACATAGTCACGCCACTTCCTTGCGTAATTGTTTGATCTGATCCACTTTGATTGATAATCGTAACAGCATCACCACTAGCAAACACATTTTGTGGAACGGTTACTCCACCACTAGATATACCTACACCTTTACCAGCATCATCAGCAACTAATGTATGTGCTGAAGATTTTTGTATTCTTATTATCTTTCTTAAATCGCCTTTGCTGTCTGATACCGTTCCAGCAGAAACATCTAAATTTCCAGACGTATCTATTTTTACATTAGGTGTGTTGTTATTATTTGTTGAAAATACAATATCTTCAGCCGATCTGATAGCAAAATCATTTGCATTTCCTAAACTTCCTGATATACCAGAAGCTTGCCCAAAATAAGTTTTCGTAGTTCCGCTATTTTGTAATCTTATATGTGCGCCATTAGCATTAGTTGTATTAACAAAAACAGAGGCATCAGTAGATGTATTGACTGTTAAATCACCAGTTACCGTGGCACCAGTACTCGTCGTCTCTAACTTCTTACTGTTGTCGTAATAGAGTTCTACGGCTCCGTTCTCAAATGCTCTGAGCATCGTTTCGCCATTAGTAGAACTATATAACTGAACTTGATTTCCACCTACATATAAAATTCCAGTACCAGTTTCTTTGATAATACTATTAGTCCCATCATGGTAGATCTGGAGATCTTGACTACTACCAAGTTCAATTTTTTTATTATCATTCATTCGGAGATTAGAGGAAGTAAATCTTGCAACTTCCGCAGCTCCAGCAGTCTTAATAACTATTTCATTACTAGAATTTGAATGAATACCAGCTCTTTCATTTCCACCTGCTACTTCTCTAAATGTGTAACCACCTGCAGTTCTAGCTATACCTAAACTTCCGAAAACCTCACAGCCTGTACTTACTGTCTCAAACTTCTTACTGCCGTCGTAATAGAGTTCTACGGCTCCGT